GCCCACGTCGAAACCCACCGCCAGAAGTCCGCCGCCGCGTGCGGCTTCAGCGTGTACTTGCCGACCTGCATCAAGTCGTTCTGGAACCACCGGGCGATCATCTCGTAGCTGTCCATGTGCCCGAGGAACTGGCAGTGGTTGCCGAGTTCCAGATGATCGTTCGGGGCCGGGGTCGCCGTGCAAGCCAAGCGGAATGGCGTCTCTGCGAACGCGGCGAGGAGTTGCTGTTTCGTCTTCCCCATGTAACTCTTCAGGATCGACGACTCATCGAGGACGACGGCCCGGAATCTGGACGCCGTGAACTTGTGGAGGCGTTCATAGTTGGCGATGTTGATACCCGGCCCAACGTCCGCATCGCACGTCGCGATACGCACAGGGCAGCCGATCCCGAACTTCGCGGCTTCGGCGAGCGTCTGTTCGGCCACGGCAAGCGGCGTGAGGATCAGGGCCTCGCCGTCGCCGACGACCTGCCGTGCCCATTCGAGTTGCATGATCGTCTTACCGAGTCCGCAATCGGCGAAGATTGCAGCCCGCCCGATGCGGCAAGCCCAGTTCACAATCTTCGCCTGCCACGGGAAGAGGGCGGGGTTGATCGTGTGCGGCGGGTCGATGCCGTGGCGTTCGACGGTGACGTGCTTCGATGCGATGAAATCGGCGTAGTTCATTCTGTTCCCTTTCGTCCCTTCGTCATTCCGGCAGGTGTCCACACCGCCGCTTGTTCTCTTCGCGTTCGCGTTCCTTGTCGGGATCTTCGGCCCCGTACACGGCTTCGACGACGCGGGTTATCTGTCCTCTCCCGTGTGCCACCTCGTGGCAGAGTCGGCACAACACCACCAGCTCGCCCGGAAGTTCTTCGCCAAGGTGCTTGTATGACAAGTGGTGGACCTGTAGCGGAATGCCATGCTGCCCCGGCAGCCCGCACTCGGTACACATGTTCCCGGCCTTCGCAATCTCAGATGCCCGACGCCTCGCCCACGCCGCCGAACAGACGTACTCGCGGTAGAGATTGCGGCGTTCCTCAAACGGACGGCGGGCAAACTTGGCGAACAAAGCGGCCCACATTCCACCCGTTGCACGATCCTTGAAGTCGGCAGAAATCACGCACCACCTCCCATCTTCGACCTGCGGACCTGCTCAAACTTCGCCACCACGCCGGAGACGTTGGACCCGATGCGGTACTTCGCACCCTTCTCGATCTTCACGCCATGCCGCTCGCACAGGACCGAAACCAGCAGCCTCTTCGGATTGCGGACGCCGGGTTGGGCAGTTATCTCCGCAACCGTGTCGCGGAGTACGTCGAGCGTCAGCGATTCGGCGGACGACAAGCCCTCCAGAGCGGCCCCGTCGATGTGAAGGGCGGTGAGTGCGGCCCGGACGGTTGCCGCGTCCCTGACGACCTGGACGGACGGGGCGGTCGGACGGAACGGGTGTCCACCCGCAATGTCTTTCCGGCTTTCCTGCCCCCCGTCGTCGGAGGGGTTATCGGGCGTGTTCGCGCTTCCCGTCCGTTCCAATCCGTTCCTATCCACTCCCGTCCGTTCCGTTCCGTAGCACTTGGGTGTCACCTCACTGTCACTCGGGTGGCACTTGGGTGTCACTTGGGTGTCACCGCGTCGGCGGGTGGTCGGCGGTACATCGGCACCCGAACGGCATTCGACCGGCACTTCGTCGGCGGTACATGGCGTGAGCCACCCAATAGCGACCAGCCTCTCCCACGCGGCGGCAACGTCGGCGATGGGTGCGGCCATGCGGGCGGCGAACCGCTGGGGCGTCATTGCCCCCTTGTCGTCGTAGAGGTATCCGGTGCGGCGGCATTGGGCGGGCTGGCGTCCAAGCCACTGGACCAAAGCCCCGAACAGACCGAACGCAGCCATGCCTGCGGCGTCCCGCATGAGGGATGCGAAGCCCTCGGAGTCGCGCCGTACGGGCCAGTTGACGTAGGACGGTTCCTCAAACTGCCGACTGCGGTTGTTCTCGAATACGGCGTCCCATGCCTTGATCCGGTAGCAGTTCACGCGACCACCCCCAAGCCAAACCCCAACCCCACTCCGTGTTGCACCGTCCGAGGGCAAGCCATCGTTCGCACGGAGGGGGGTTGGGGGCTGGATGTAAAGGGGAGCATGACTTGCCAATCGAGAACGGTGCAAGGAACTATACGCAATCCAACGCAAAACGCCTACTTACCAAGGTCATTTCGCGTGATTGATTCCACCCGCACGCTTCACGCGAGCGGGGAGGGTGAACGTGTGTCTCGTGTGCCAAACCCACCCGCCGCCTCTCAGCGGCAGGCGGGGACCATCAACCGGGGCCGGTGCCCAACACCAAAGTCGGCTCGCCCGACGCCTGCTGCTGCCCCGTCGCGTCGAAGGGCAGGACGTTAAACAAAGCCACGAACATCGAAACCAGAATCCAACCCGTAACAGGTTCCATGCGAACTCCTTGCGGCATCGCCGCGTTTGGTGAATGGTGCAGCGGCTCCCTGAGAACCGCCGCACCGTGAGGAGAGAGAGACAAAGCCGGGGCGGGCGTCTTCCGCCTGGCCCCGACCGAAAGGGGCGTCATGCCTGAACCAAGTACGCATCCAGCTTACCGCCCTTCAACGCATCCCACGCAACCCCGCGACGGAACGGGGGAACGTCGAGGTAGGACGTGTACCCACCCTTCGCGAGCGATGCGGCGAACGCGGCCTCGGGGTTCTTCGCCTTGCGGCGTGCGAACTCGGCGACCATCGCTTCCTTCCACTGGCCGGCGTCGGCGAAGTCGCCAGCGGTAGCCGTCGCAGGTGCCGACGCCGGCCTCGCTGCCCGCTTGCGGTCTTCGATTGCCCGCTCGACGATGGGCACCTTCGCCGTCGTGATCGTGTCGAAGGACTCCGCACTAGCAAGCCGGAGGAGTTTGGCGGTGTCGATTCCTGCGGCGTTGGCGTCCCGCTCTAGCCGTGCGGCAACGTCGGGCGTGATCGTGTCGCCTTCGGAGCGTGCGTCGGTGTCATGGTCGATGGAGATGTTGAGGGCGTCACAGAGAGCGTACCGCCGGGCGTAGGAACGTGCGGACCCGTCCGCCTGAGCCTCATTAGTGCCGGGCGGTCCTTTGCCCCCGCGAACCGCAAACTGATTTGTCCGCGAGTGGCCCGAAGCGTGGGTCAGTGTGCAGAGTGCAACCGTGCGGCCCTCTTCCATGCGGGAGTCGAACGACACCGAGAACCCGTGACGGGCAAGGATCGGCTGTACCGTCCGCATGATTTCGTCGAACGGTGCGAAGGTGTACCGAACCTCCCCGCCGTTGCCGGGCACGGCCCGAGTCGCTTGAACGGACGGCATCTCGGACTGGACAGCGGCGAACCCTGCGGCAAACGCCTTGGCGGCCCGCTGTTCCTCCGTTCGCTGGTAGAGGTTGGCGAGTCGTTCAAGGGCTTCGACACTTTCGGCGGTAATGCCGTTTGCGATGATTGCGTTGAGCATCGGCCCGATGGGGTTCGTCTGGTCTACCGCGAGCTGGCGCGGCGTATCTGTGTGGGTCAGTTCTGTGTTCATGGTGTTCCTAGAAGGGGTGGTCGTCCAGCGGAACGGGGCACGCGCCGTCCGCGTCTTTCAGTCTCGCCATTGCTACGTCGAAAGCCTCAGTGTACCGATCCAACGCTTCGCCGATTGCATCCATCATCGCGTCGTCGCGTTCAATCTCGACGATCAGCGGTGGGAACGCCCGGCAGTAGGACAGGAACGTCCAACGCTTCGCACCCGTGGCGTACATGCCGCCGTAGCACTGCATGCGGTGTTCGCTCGGCACGCCACCAGCGAGCAACCATTTGACGTGGGTGTGTGGTTGCGGGCACTTGATTTCCAGCCCCGATCCATCCGGCAGCATCCCATCGGGCGATGCCCCGAATCGTCCGTCGTCGGTGGTCACGAACCCGACCCGCTTTACCTCGGTATCGGTGTGCAGCTCGAACCACGGCAGGGCCTCGCCTTCGAGGATCGAACCCTGTTCCATCGCACCCCCGCCGAAGGACTGGAGCGGACCGCCCAGCCACTTCTCGGCTGCCTTCGTGCAGACGTAGCTGTTCGGACCTTCGCCGGTGCGGACCTTGCCGAGCGGAGAAACGAGGGCGTCAAGCTCCGACGCGGTGGGGATGCCCGCACGAAGGCGTAGCCACTCCTCGGAACCTTGCTTGCATTTGTGGAGCTTCACTTGTCCGCCCCTTCCAACGCTGCGAGCTTGGCCTTCGTCGCGGCGTGAGCGTCCTTCTCTTCGGTCCACCACCGCGACACACGCTGGTGCATGGCTTCCCACCCGTCAACCTGCTTCCGCAGGTCCGCGATCGTCGCGGCGTTGTCACGCTCGCACGCGGCGAGCTTGTCGAGGAGGTACGCGATCCGTTCACTGTCAGTCATGGTTGGCCCTTTCGTCCTGCGTTATGTGCAGGCCCTCCCGCACCGGAGGGGGTGGTGCGGTCGGGCTTGCCCATCGGGGCAAGGATGTGTCAGTCGTCGAAAGGCATCTGGAAAACCGCATCCGCGATGGACTCTTCAATCTCGCGTGACTTCGCGGCAATGTCCGCGATAGTGAACGGGCACGGCGTATCGGGGAACTCATCCGCCCACAACTCGCAGACCACAACCCACAGGGCAGAGTCGGTGTCGTGAACGTCCACATGCTCCACCGTAAGCAACGTACCCGAGTCCGGGTCATCGTCGCGGTCAACGGTGACGGTGGCGTCGATGTCCACGGCGACCGTCCAGCCGTCGAATGTCAGGGAGACTTCGTAGGTGTGGGTCACTTCCCACCCCCCATCGGCCCGGTCATCTCGTCGAACCGCTCGGGATCTTCGCCAACCGACCGGGGGTCGATGCAGTCCTCGGCGGCGGCAATCGCGGTTGCCAGCTCGTTCCGCGATGCGGCGGCGTGCCGCTGGTTCAACGTGGCGGGCTTGGCGACGGTGCCCGCGATCAGCGTGCGGGCCTCGGCGATGCCTGCCTGCATCCCGCAGTTGTGGGCGTACTCCACAAGGCCGCGAATGGCGTCAACCGACAGGCTGACATAAACATCTCGCTGGTGTTTGGTGAAGCGGGTGTCGAGCGTATCGACTTCGATCATGCGGCGGACGGCTTCGAGCGTATCGGCAAGGTTCATGGGTTCCCCTTTCGTGGGAGGTAAGGACTCAGGCGAGGGCGGTCATCTCGGATGCACGGGCAATCACGCGGAGCGGCCCGTCCGGGCTGTCACCGGGGATGCGGTCCAACTCGACCCAGTAGAAGCCGAGGCTGTCCACGAGGCGGCGGTTCGGGCGGTGCGAGATGATTCCTCCGTTGGCAGACTTGGACGACGACTCGATGAAGTCGCCGTCTTGATACATGCGGACGGTGCCGGTCGCGAACGTCGGCAGGCGGTTGGGCCGCTTGCGGGTGGGCAGGTGTACCCGTACGCGGGTGCCGGGGAGGATGTCGTCGGGATCAATCACGGGTGACTCCTTGGGGTTTGGTTAGGCGGACGCGAGGATGCGGGCGGCGATGTTGGCGGTCTGGTGGGCGACCGTCCAGCGGCCAGACTTGCCCTTGAAGTACAGACGGCCATTGCCGTCGCGACCTGCCTCGTAGGACTGGCGGCCAATCTTCGGGCCTTCGGCGGCGTGGGTGGTGAGGTTGATCGTCTGGCCGTTGTGTTGGATGGTCTTCATGGCGGTTCCTTTCGTGGTTGGCGGACAAATCACCCCAGCGGCTTTCGCCGGTGGGGTGGTGGGGTTAGGCGGTGATCGGGGTTTCAACCCACTGCCCGCAGATCTGCCGGATGGCGATGACTACGCCGTCGCGGATGTCCGTCCGAACGAAACACCCGAGGCGGTTGCGAACGGCTGCCAGCGTCATGCCGCCGGACAAGTGCTTACGGGCCGCCGCAATCGCTCGCTCCTGCCGGTCGTGAACAGCAGACTCCGACTGGATCTTCGCCACGTCGCGGGGACGAAGGGCAAGGGACGCACAAGTGGACCCGAGGCGGCGGATTCCGGACTCGTTCTCGATCACAACCCGGCGGCGGGGGCAAGCGGTGCCGCAACAGTCGCAGGGTTCGCCGTCGCTAGATTCGATTCCGAGGAACTTGGCGTTATTCATTGGTCTTCCCTTTCGTGTACGTTCGGAACTCCCAAACGTGTACGCCTACAGTATCGTCTATCTCGCCCCCATTGTCTAGCACATTGCCCGCAAAATCGTACGATCCGGGAAAAACACCGGGGCGGCATCCGTACCGAACACAAAGCATACGCGAACACCATCCGTACTTGGCGGCTAAAGCACGCCGAACCGTGGTACAATCACCGCCATGCGAAGCCCCCTCATCGCCTGCATGGCTGCCATGGTTCTCCTCATCGGGGGGTGTACGCCCACTGAGACGGACGAACAGGGCCGGGAACTGACCGCCGAACAGTGGCGGGCGAAGGCCGAACGGGTCCGCGTCCAGGCCGAAGCAGACGCCGGGGCCGCACGGGAAGCACTCGACCGCGAAACCGCCAGACTCCAACGTGAAGCGGCGTCCGCGAAGGCCGAAGCCGAAGCACTCGCAGCCGAACGCAAGCGGGCGTTCGATGCGGCAGTGTCGCGATTGCAGGCCGAGACGGGGATCAAAGTCGCCGAGCTTGCCGACCTCTACGACGCCGAGCAGGCGTCCGCGACCCTCGCCACGAACCGCACCATCCTCGCACTCACCGAACGGGCTGCCGAAGCGGACGCCAGAGCCGCAGACCGCATCGCCACCAACGCGGCGACCATCGAAGCATCGACCACCCAGACCGAAACCGCCCTCGCGTCCATCGCAGCCAAACAGGAACGCATCGCGGGGCTTCTCGCGGCGGGGCAGACCATCGCCAGTGGGTTCGGACCCGGCGGCGTGGCTGTCTCATCCCTCCTCGGGCTCGGCGGCGCGTTGTTCGGCGTTGCCAAGGCCCGCAAGGCCAAGCAGATCGAAGACGCATCCGCCCGCGTGGTGGACGCTATCGACGCCGTCAAGCTCGCAGACCCCGCAATCGCATCGGCATTCAAGGCCAACGCGAAGACCCTCAGTGAATGGATGGGGCCTGCCGGAGTGGCCCTTGTGAACAAGGCCCAACACTCGTAACAGGAACCACCAATGGCCCCCGCGATGACCCCGACCGACCGTTCCCTCAAGCGACTCCAGACCCTCGTGGCCCTCGCCATGCTCATCGGTGTCGTCGCCGGACCCGCCGCCGGGATCATCACGTTTCGCGTAACAGCCGAGGCGAAGATCGCAGCCCTCGAAACGTCGCTGGCCGATCACGTCCAGACGGTCAAGACGCTCGCGGGTGAGCGGGTGGAACTCGCCCGGACGTTGGCCCGGCTGGAAGCTCAGATGGTGGCAATGTCACAGAAACTCGACCGGATCGAGAACCGCATCGACAACCGCTTGGGGATCAAGTAAGGGGGCGTTATGGTCACGAATCCAAGGCCGCTAGAAGAACTCCTCGCCAAGATGCGTTCGCAGCGTGTGGACATTGCGGGCGTCTACAACAGCGAGGGAACCTACCTCGGCTACGGAATCGAAACCGGCCTATTCAACGCCCTCTGGCCCCAGAACCAGCTCTATGCGGCCCCGGCCATGAGCTTCGCGGCATCGCACACGGACGATACCGCAGTCGACTCGCAAATCGGTCCCAACTACGGGCAAGGCGGCGTCGAATACTACATGACCTCCAACGGCAACGGCACCACTTGGACCGCAGCCAAAGCCGAACGGGCAACCGCACCGGCAGCCCAGCGGGCAATCTTCGACGTGACCTCACTACCGGCCAGCTCCTACGCCCCCCACTTCCCGCTGCACTGTGCCGCCGGACTCGCCGGGTGGGTGGCTTATCAGATCATGAACTACACCACCCGCCCCAACCCCATCGACATTTCGGCGGCCCTTACCGCTACGTTCTGGGGGTCCGAATACACCACCAGCGGCGGCTCTATGGCCGTCGTCGTCCGCCGTGGCGAGGGTGCGTTTACAACTGTTCACAACTTCGGCACCGTCAGCTACGCGGGCACCGACGGCACCACCAAGAAATCCGAAGCGGCGATCAGTGCAGACTCGGGCCGGGCCTCGTGGGGCAACGTCCAGTTCTTCGCCCAGACCTTCACGGGCAAGCTATTCGCGACGTGGTTCCGGATGTGTGCCACCAACCAGACGACTGGATTCGCGATTACGCCGTTCTTCTCGCGGTCGTCCATGTCGATCTATGACATGCACGAATCGCTCGTGGCGTTCCCGGAAGCGACTTGGCTCCACTTCTTCGATGTGCTGACCACGTACCAGGGGGCCACGCTCGCCGACCACTGCGCGATCTTCGACATTTACGAGGGGTCCAACTTCGCCAGCGAATCAAGCGTGAACGCCGGGGCCCCCGACCTCTCCAACGCCAGCAGCCCAGCCAACTACGTGTGGTACGTGCAGGAAATCGTCACGCTCATTCAGAACTACTGGGTAACGTCCGGTCGTTCGGCGTCCAACATCGCGTTCCGCGTCCGGGCTTCGCACCCGATCAACGACCCGTTCACCGAGAGCAAGGTCGACCAGTACCGAACCGCACTCCGCAACATGGACTTCTCGACCTACAGCCGAGTTACGGTCTGCGACATGCGGAGGATGCGTACCAACGCGATGCTCATGTCGGCCACGGATTCGGTGGACGGCACACACCTCTACTTCACGGGCTACATCAAAACCGAGCGTGACTGTCACGCGGCGATGCGGAAGAGGTCGGGAGCGTCGATCCCCACGCGGATGCGGGTACGTCCGGCGGGTGGGGTTCGCTGACCCAAACCCGGACGGGCCTCTCTGTGTGGGTCCTGCCACGTCGAACAAACGCAGGTTGTATATGATGGCAAACGCTGGAAATCAAACGGGGGCCGAGATGAGAATGGATTCTCAACAAGCCGCAGAGGGGAATGGGGAGGTGTTGGACGCCCCCCGTGCCGAGCTTCTCGCGACCAAACGCCACGCCCGAGCGGACGCGAAGATGCTGGCGAAGGCGATCCGCAACGGGTGGCCGATCCCGGACGACTTGCGGGCGAAGGTGGTGGGGCGGATTGACGGGATGATCGAGTCGGTGGACGACCGGACGGCGATTGCCGCGTGCCGGGCTGTCATCGAGATGAACAAACAGAACTTGGACATCGACATGGCGTCGGACAAGGCGGACCGCCTCGACGCGGGCCTCGCTACCGAGCGGGTGGAGATGCCCGTGAAGTTTGTGCGGGGCACGGATGGGGGTGGGGTGTGACCAAAGCAAAGCCAATCGACATTCGGTACTGCTACGTCGAACGCTACCCCATCGACTACGGCCAATGGGTATTCGTTTGCCGCTGGCGTGGGTTTCAAGGCCCGGTCGGCATGGTCTGGGGTGCGTTGGAGGGTGCCGACAAAGACAAGCCGGGGGACGCGGCAATCGTGCGGTTCAACGTCTACGGGTCCCACGTTCCGGAGTGGGCGAGGCGTTGCGGCGTGCGGACGCTCATCAACAAAGAAATCCTGAGCATTGCTCACATGGTGGTGACTCAAGGGGCGACGACCAAAGAAGGGGAAGCGTTCATCAAGGCGTCGGGGTACAAGCGAAGCCCGACCGGCGGGTACTACCTAGAACGCCCGAAACAAGACGCCAAGAAGGCCAAAGCGAAGCGGGGTGTGTAGTGACCGACGACGACGCCATCCTCCGCGAGCTTGCCGAGAGTGGTGTGTTCGTCGTTTGGGAGGGCAGGTACTACATGCGGGGTGCGGAGCCGCCTGCGGCGCGACCCAAGCCCACGACGTACCAGCGAATGTTCCTGACCATCGGGGGCGGACCCATCGACGGCGGGGGCGTCGTCATGGGGATGCACGCCGAGCGGTACATCGGGTTCAGCGGGTTCCGGTGGTTCTGCTACAAGCGGCTTGGCCCCCTCTACCGGATGCAGTGGGCGGGCTATGCCGACACCATCGACGCGGCGGGGGAACTATGACCCAGGCAGTCTACGAATACGAGGCACGCGGGGGGGCTGCCAGGCTGTTCGATACGCGGGCACGCGAGGTCCTGATCGAAGGGCCGGCCCGCACCGGCAAGTCGCGGGGGATGCTGGAGAAGGCTTACGCGGTGGCCTGCCGATACCCCAAGGCCCGCGTCCTGTTGGTGCGTAAGACGCGGGCGAGTATGTCCGAGAGCGTGCTACAGACCTTGGAGGATCACGTCTTCCCCCCGAACGCATCATGGATCGGCACGGCCAAGCGGACCCATCGTGACCTTTACCGGCTGCCCAATGGGTCGATGATCGTCCCCGGTGGCATGGACCATACCGACAAGATCATGTCCACCGAATGGGATCGGGTCTTCGCCTTCGAGTGGACCGAGGCGTCGGAGACTGACCACGAGAAGCTCCTCACCCGTCTATCAGGCAACTCAACCCCGTTCCGGCAGATGGCGGCGGACTGCAACCCGCAGGCCCCATCGCATTGGCTCAACCAGCGATTCTTGAAGTCGTCCGACAACCGGGAACGCATCCTGTCGCGGCTGGAGGACAACCCCATCATGCACGACGGGGGCGGCTGGACCCCGCTGGGCGTCGAGTACCGGCAGACCCTCGACGCTCTGACGGGTGTGAGGCGGGCACGGTTGAAGGACGGGCGATGGGCACAGGCGGACGGGGTGGTCTTCCCCGAGTTCGACGCCAGCGTCAACGTCATCGACCGGATGCCCGAGGGCTGGGAGAAGTGGCGGAAGTACCGGGCGATTGACTTCGGGTGGAACGATCCGTTCGTCTGCCTGTGGATTGCCGACAGCGGGGAAGCCCTGTACGTCTACCGGGAATGGTACATGTCCGAGCGGCTGGTGGAGGATCACGCCAAGGTCATCGTCGAGCTGTCGCGGGGCGAGTCATACGTCGCCACTGTTGCCGACCATGACCGCGAGGACCGCGAAACGCTCAAGCGGCACGGGGTTTCAACGCAACCGGCGGACAAGGCGATCACGCGGGGGCTGGACGTTGTACGCTCGCGGCTGGCCCAGAAACCTAACGGGCGTCGAGGGTTCTACTATCTCGCGTCGGCACTGGTCGAGTATGACCGGAAGCTGGAAGAGAAGAAGCGGCCCACGTCGCTGAGGGATGAGTTCGACTCGTATGTGTGGGCTGCCAAGTCGGGCGGGCTGGCAAAGGAACTGCCGGTAGACGCCGACAACCATGGAATGGATGCGTTGAGGTATGCGGCTATGGCCTGTGGCCGTGGTCACGTTGGGCCTGTTGCAATGGTGGTGTCACAATGGGAATGATTCGAGAACTGATCGACGCTTTCAAAGCGACACGGCGTCCGCCCACTGAGGCGGACTCACGCTACGTCGCGGCGACGGTTCGCATCTCCGAAACCATCGAGGGCAAGGTCAACACGCTCAACCCCCGTGACTACGGGCGGGTCGGGCGTGCGGTCACGGGTTCAATCTGGAACGCGGCAACGATCATCGCACGGGAAGCTGCGGCGGGTGAGATTCGGCTTTACCGGAAGGCGACGGGTTCGGGCCGTCGCGTCAGCAAGTCGGCGGCGTCGTTCCTGCGGGGCGAGGGGTCGGTGCGGCCCGCTGCGAAGGCAATGACCTACGCGAACGGTGCGGACGAAATCGAGGAAGTGACGGACCACCCGGCCCTCTCCCTGTTGCGGGACCCTGACCCATCGACGACCTCGGCGGACTTCTTCACGGCCCTCTACTGGTTCCGGGAAGTGGCGGGGGCTGCGTACATCTGGACGGGTGGGGAGACGCCTACGGGGCTGTTTCTGTTGCTGCCTCAGTTCACGCGGGTTCTGTTGGACGACAAGCAGGGCGTCACGGGCTACCACTACGGGCGGAACGAAACGAATACGGCGATGCTGCCGACCTCGCAGGTGGTGGCGTCCCGGTGGATGCCTGACCCGTTCAACCCCTACCTTGGCGTTTCGTGGGTGGACTCGATCAAGGGCTACGGCGATATGGAAGACGCGGCAATCGCGTCGGAGATTCACCGATGGCGGAACTCGGCACAGCCGGGGATGGTGGTGCGGGTCAACCAGTACACCCCCGATCAAATGGCCCAGTTGGCCGAAGCGATGAAGCGGAAGGGCGGCCCATTCGAAGCGGGCAAGGTCACGATCATCAACGGCTCGGCTGAGGACATTGAAATCATCCAGCCCAACAGCAAGCCCCATGAACTCAACTACGAGCGTGGGATCATCCAGTGCGAGGCGGCGATCTATCGGGCGGCAGGCGTCCCCGAACCGATCTGGAAGATGAACGACGCGATCCAGTCCAACGCGGCCCACGGGTCGAAGGTCTGGATGCAGCAGATTTACGCACGGCAGAAGGCTGTCGCGTCGGACCTGACCGAATGGCTGCTGCCGATGTTCGGCGTGGAACCGGGCGAGATGTGGTTCGCGTACCCGAATCCGGTTGTTGAGGACGTGGCGTCGAAAGCAACGCTGTTGTTGGCCGGGTTCCAGGCTGGCGTCGCCCGCGTGAACGAATGGCGTGCGGTGGTGGGGCTGGACCCGGTGGACGATGAGGACAACACGCTTGGGAAGACCATCCCGGCTCTGTCGGTCGGACTCGGCAAGGCCCCGGACGACAAGCCCGCTACGCCGAATGTAGCGGCCCCCGACGCGGCCCCGGTTGCCGACGTTGCGGCTACGGCCCTCAACGGTGCCCAGGTCCAAGCGTTGGCAGACCTTG